CATCAACAGAAGTTGCTTCCTCTGAATAGATATCTAGTGCACTGGATATTTCTGGTGTTGCCTCCATTGACGAAAAATCACCATATCGTGCAGTTCGATCAAATTGACCGTATGCATTTAAAGTACTTGACGTTACATTATTTACACCCATACCAAACGCATTTAATGTGTCGGTTGTTGTTGGTTTAAACCCTTTTACTTTACGTCGAATGACGGGCCCAGAGCGAAAAAGTTTTGTTAGCCTATTAAAAAGACTTTCTTGTTCAGCCATTTTTATCCTTTCCATCAATCATATAACCACCAAAAATTAGAAGTGCCTTTAGTTGGGCCCTCAGCTTGATCATTATCAATAAGTATAGGTTTATCAATATCATATCCCATATTACAATGGTTGTTAACAAATTTATTTTCTGGGGGTTTGGATGATTTGTTTATGGCAAATGCTGCCATCATCGCATTCATCACACCTTGACCTTGCTTCGTTAATGATGTATTTGTATCATACAAATATACCCCGATTGCCAATGACATAACTAAATCATCGTTTTTCCCTTTTAATGCCTGTGCTTTTCCATTACGCCAAACAAACGTTTTAAGTTCGTCATATAGGCGTGATGAGTATGATTTAATTTGTTTGCGTCGTAAAACTTCTTCAAGCTTTGTTAGTATTTGTTTACGAGTTTTTGTATTTGTTTCAAATCCTATTTTAGATAAGCCTTGACCATATGCATATCTATCTGCTTCATTTTTGTAATATAGGTTAGGATATCCATTTTCAACCAATTTCATAATCAAAGCATACCCATATGTATTGCTTTCTGGGCATATTAACGCTTGATTATATTTTCTTCCCGCCTCGGCAAGAACGACAGCAAATTCATCAGGTGGTGATCGACCCTTAAATTCACAAACAACTTCAGACGCGCTTGTGTCAATTACATGAAAAGTACTAAAGTCGGCAGCATCTCCTCGTGAAACATCTGCGCTGATTACATACTTGATGTCATTTCTTGGATATTTCCATAGCCATACCCCTGCTTGGGGACCCCATCTCTCTATTGGTTCCTTAATGGTTTGTCTTAAATAATCAATATCATCAACTGCTAAAAATGTGTCACCTGATGCCGCAAAATCACACATTAATTCTTGTGCAATTTGTTTTTGTGACATGTTTTTCGTTTCTTTCTTGAACCACTCATCATCACGGGCGGGGTGGACATCCCATAAAAGCTTAATATGATTAAACTCATTAACACCGGCCATCGCATCAATATAAAGTTTATGATACATGTTGCCAACGCCATTCGGGGTCGATAAAATAATGGCGCGCCCACCGGTTGAAAGTGTTGAATATATACCGGCCCAAACTTCATCAAAATTACGAACAAACGCTGCTTCATCAACAATTAAAAGTGAAAGTGCCTCTGATCTTCCTGCGTCATCAGAGGTTGGTACCGCCTTTATTTGACTACCATTTGAAAATAAAATTGTTTGTTTGTTGTTTTCAACAATTGCCGGCAATAATAGCCATTTTGGTAAATTTCGTACAACAACCTTAACTTTACGAATAAAGTTCATTGCAATTGCAAGTTTGGTTGCAATAACCAAAATATTTTTGTCTTTATAAAATATTGCCAACCATACGGCATAGGCTGCACTTAACGTTGATAACCCAAGTTGACGCGATTTTAAAACGATATTAAAACGATGTTCATTAAAATCTTTGGCACAATCATCTTGAAACTTATAGGTCTTAAACGGAATTAATCCCTTTTGGGGATGCTGAATCTTAACATAACGATTAAAAAAATGTTTTGGTATCTTTCCACATTTAATTATTTCTTTAATTTGCCTTTGTTTGGAGATTGCTGCCATAACATATATTGATTAATTTAAATGATATGTCATGACACGTGTATAATATGCCGTTTGACGTGGTGAATATATCGTCATATCAACCATTTGAACATCATCAACATCGGACTCGAGTTTAGGCCTAAGCTTTGTGCTCTTGGTTTCATCATTATACGCTTTTTTTGCATTTTTTAAAAGCTCCAAGATAAGAGTCTCCGATTCTTTCGAAAATCTATCTTTTTGCTCTTTAAGCGTTACATGATCAATAAATTGAAATATCGCTTTATATCTCAGCTCCAATACTTCATCACCTAAAAATGTTGATGACAACTTGTATTGCCCATTTGACCCACCATATGTATAATCAATAACTTGTGAAAAGGCGCGAAGGCCTGTAAGATCGAGCATAAATAACCCCATAGTATTTATTAAATATATTATAAATGAACAAAAAAGAAAGGTTCTTTTGTACGTTCTTTAAGACGTTCCTCTATTTGCCGAGGGTTTGGGCGCCACCCTTCATCCCATAATGGTTTAAATCTTTGTAAAAAGTGCATTTCACAATCAGCACAAATCGACACCCTATTATATACTTCTAGGTCCAATGATCGAAGTAATACATTGCAAATAGGGCATGCATCTGGTATTTTTGGTTTATGGTACGTTAACATATGAATCTTGTCCATTTTTTGTTATTGTTATAATATTATCAACCGAATCCTTGATGCCGTCAATATGTGATATCACCAATATTGTTTTAAACCACTTCTTGAGATTTTGTAATAAATTGTTGCATGCTTCAATATTAAGCTCGTCCAGTGTCCCAAATCCCTCATCAATAATTAGGACATCACTTCTAGGTAATGTTGTAAGATTAATAAGTGCAACCCTTATTGCCAGCGACGCCATCATTTTTTCCATACCAGAGGCACATTCAATAATGCGTCGTGAATCACCATAATTAATATATATGTCCATTGAATTTGAGTCTGAATCCACCTCAAGCTCAATTGCAAATTCAACACTGCCTTGTAGAATTTGTGCAATTTCCTCATTGACTTGAGGTAATTTACGTGTCAATATGTTTAATGGTATGCCCTTTTTTGATGTTGCAACTGAAACCAACTCAACAATTTTCCATTCCAGTGTTAGCTTTTTAAATGCCTCATGTTCTTTACGTATGTTTTTAATTTCATTTTGCAAACGCCCTATTGATTTTGCAAGTGATATTTGTTGTCCGTCATTATTTCTTATTTTTGTTTCGTATTCCCTTTTCTTTAACTTAAGACTATTAAGATTATTATGTTCCGGATCTGTTGAAATATGTTTAAACATGTTTCTTAACTGTGCATCATTTAATGCCACACGTTCTTCAAATACCTTAATTTTTTCATCACAAAGCACTATTCTAGACGGGTTTGTCTTAATTTCTTGTTCTATAGAGTTTGCTTTTAAAGTAATTGCATCAATCTTCTTTATTTTGTCACGAATACTATTGATATCATCCTCATTAATCGCACTCGACATTTCTGCTATGTTTTTTTCAATATTAATAATTTTGTTGCAAAGATCTAAAAGCTCAGACTTTGACTCGTGAGCAGACATTATAAACTTGCAAGTTGGGAATAAATCGTCACAAGGTACTTCATTTAACGCAGACATAGATTTTTCTAAGATGTTTTTTGTACGTTTTTTATTTATTAGTGTTTTTCTCATTATGTCTAAATTACTAACAATCTTTTCGTATATAAAGACTTGTTTTTTAAGATCTTCAAGATTATATGTCTTTAAAAANTCTCTAATTTCTTTGATTTTATCACTTTTGTTTTGCCAACTAGTTGTAATATCAGTCTTTTCCTTCTCAAGATCAATGATTTTTTTCTTAAGATCTTGAATCTTTACGTTTTGTTGATCAACATCAGATTGCGTTATAATTTCTGTTGGAAGTTGTGAAAGCTTTATTTGAATATTTTGTAACTTATCGTTTATTTCTTTTTTTATTTCCCCATGTTGTTTTAGGTTAGTTTGTAATTTTGTTAATTCAATATTTTTTTCATACTCGATTGTTCCAAAATCACGTCGGCGAAAGTGTGCTAGTTTTTCTTTAAGGGATGAAAGGTCTTGGCGTGCAATTTTATTTAGATTATCAAAAATTGAAAAATCCAAAAATGATGTAAGAATTAATTTTCTATTTGTGGCACGCTCTTTTATAAAGTTATTCATTGAGCCTTGAGACGCAAATGATGTAAGCAAAAAGTTGTCTGCAGTGCCAATTAATGACCTTACTCTTTTTTCTGTTTCACGGCGCTGTTCCTCAGACATATCCTTAATAATTTCTTTATTTTCATTAAGTTGAAAGCAGTTCATGTGTGTTACGGCGTGTTCTTTACCTTGTTTTGTTACTTTTTTAACGCTCTGTCGTTCAACACGATAATGTAAACCACCAATAGTAAAGTCGATTGATACCTTACAATGGTTTTTTCTTGCATTAATTATATGGTTGTTTTTTATTGCGCCACGGTCGGTACCATTAAATAACCCATACATAATTGAACCTGGAATTGATGATTTGCCGGTTCGGTTTTTGCCAAATATCCCATTAATACCACGTAATGCATTAAAATTAATCTTATTACCCAAACCATATGAATAGATGTTATCAAATTCCAAGGAGTCAATTGACCACCTTACATTGCGTAAACAATCTGGTTCCAAAATTTGATCATATATTTTTCGATAATAATTAATTATATTCTCTTTTTCCTCAGCAGAATATTCCAATGATTCCAACCACATATTCATATATTTTATTAACGTATTAATATCTCTAAAATTTTCATTTTCAAGTTTTAGATCATCTTTCGATTTGGAAATTTGTGTTTTATCGCGACGAAGATCATAAACCAATTCATTGACGTTATAATTTTCCTTCATATATGATTGTAGATGTTGCCAACTAATTTGCTGAATTGGCGTTTTACTTTGAATTCGAATCCTAGCACCTTTTGGGATATATGCATATTTGTTTAATGTTTCTTGGATTGTATCTCGCCAATCG